GATCCGACGACTAACGTGTCGTATGGCATCAAGTTTATCAACCAGCAGCAGTACAACGGTATTGCGGTAAAGACGGTTACTAGCACCTACCCGCAAGTCATGTTCGTCAACATGACGTTCCCGAACATCTCAATGTCGGTGTATCCGGTGCCGAGTAGGACGCTAGAGTTCCACTTTATCTCGGTGCAAAAACTTCTCGACCCGGCTTCCCTCAGTCTTGAGTTGCTGATGCCGCCGGGATACTTGCGTGCGTTCCGATACAACTTAGCATTGGAACTTGCGCCTGAGTTTGGTGTCGCGCCGTCCCCGGATGTGCGCCGCGTTGCGATGTACAGCAAGCGCAATCTCAAGCGTATCAACAACCCGGATGACGTGATGGCGATGCCGTACAGCCTGATGGCTCGTCGCAATCGCTACAACATCTTTGCTGGCAACTACTAATGAAGTCGCCGATCCTCGGGTCGAGTTACGTTGCACGCAGCGTAAACGCCGCCGACAATCGGTTGGTGAATCTGTACCCCGAGGTTGTACCCGAAGGGGGAAAGGAGCCTGCGTACCTTCAGCGTTGCCCTGGCCTACGTCAGTACATGTCGGTCGGCTCTGGGCCGATTCGTGCGTTGTATCCTTTGGGAGACAGCCTGTACGTCGCTTCGGGCAACGAGTTCTACAAGGTTGACGGTAACTTAAACGTCACTAAGCTTGGCGACATCACGGGCAGCGGCCCGGTGTCGATGGCCGATAACGGCATCCAAATTTTCGTAGCGTGTAACCCAAACGGGTTTATCTACAACAGCAACACCAACGTCTTCCAGCAAATCACTGACCCCGACTTTCCGGGTGCGGTGACAGTCGGCTACCTAGACGGCTATTTCGTGTTTAACGAGCCGAACAGCCAGCGTATCTGGGTCACGCAGTTGCTCGACGGCTTGTCCATCGACCCGCTTGACTTTGCCAGCGCCGAAGGTTCGCCTGACGGGCTGGTGTCGATAATCGTCGATCACCGCGAGGCGTGGCTCTTTGGCACGAACTCGGTTGAGGTCTGGTACAACTCAGGCAACCCCGACTTTCCGCTGGAACGCATCCAGGGTGCCTACAACGAAATCGGGTGTATTGCCCCGTATAGCGTAGCCAAACTCGATAACAGCGTGTTTTGGCTTGGAGCCGATGCACGAGGTCAAGGCATCGTCTATCGCGCCCAAGGCTATCAGGGCGTGCGTGTATCGACCCACGCCGTAGAGTTTGCCATTCAAGGCTACACGGATATGTCCGACGCGCTGGCCTACACGTACCAGCAAGACGGCCATGCGTTTTACGTACTCATTTTCCCGAGTGCAGAAACCACATGGGTCTACGATGCCGCGACAGGTTCGTGGCACGAGCGGGCTGGGTTTTCTAAGGGCAAGTTCCGCCGTCACCGTTCTAACTGCCATGCCCGGTTTAAGGGCCAGCCGGTGGTCGGTGACTACGAGAACGCCAACCTGTACCAGTTTGATCTGCGGTACTTCCGCGACGACACCCGTGAGCAGCGATGGATGCGCCGATGGCGTGCGCTCCCGACAGGTGCCAATAATTTGACGCGTACCATCCATCACCAGTTGCAGCTTGACTGCCAAACGGGTGTGGGCGGGTTGTACGACGATGACAGCCTCTTGGCGCAGCAGGCTCCGGGCCTCATCTTGCAGCAAGACAACGGCGGGATCGTCGTTGAAGGCGAACCCAATAACAGCGTGGTTGACCCACAGGTCATGCTGCGCTGGTCAGACGACGGCGGCCATACGTGGTCGAGCGAACACTGGCAGTCGTTGGGCCCGATTGGTGCAACTTATACGCGTGTCATTTGGCGGCGACTTGGGGCGACCTTAAAGTCTCGTGACCGCGTGTACGAGATTACGGCGGCTGATCCGATGGTGACAGCCATCATGGGCGCTGAACTGCGGCTTTCGCCGACGGCGGCCTAATGGCTACGTCTAACACCACCAACATCCCGGCACCCCGCGTTCCGTTTATTGACGAGCGCACCGGGCTGATTTCCCGTGAGTGGTTTCGGTTTCTCAATAACCAGTTCCAATTAACGGGCGGTGGTACGACCCAGATCAGCACGGCTGACTTGGAATTGACCCCTGCGTTGGCGGCAACGACCGAAGACGCAATTCCTGAACTGGAAAAGGAAATACAGGGGTTAAAACTTGCGCCTCCGTTGCTGCCATTAAACACGCCAAACTACGGCATGTTTTACGACACGACGACGCAAGTTGCAGCGGCAATAAATACCGCCTATCCCATTACGTTTAACACAACGGCGTTTGGTGTAGGCGTTCGACGCGGAACTACAACGTCGCAAATCCTAATTCAAAACCCCGGCGTTTTTAACTTTAACTTTTCGATACAGTTTGACAAAACGTCTGGTGGTGACGCGATTGCTGACGTATGGTTCCGCAAGAACGGAACGGATATTGCCGACTCAGCATCCCGTATCCGCATTAAAGGAAACAACGGCGAAATTTTTGCGTCCGCCAGCGTGTTCCAAGAAGCGTCTAACGGCGATTACATTCAGATTATGTGGGCAACTGACAGCACTGACGTACAACTTGCTTATTTTGCGGCGGCAGCGCCCGTTCCGGCCATTCCGTCGATTATTCTTACCGTTACTCAGGTGAATTTATGAGCGTATTTCTTTCATCTTTTGCCGGTGCCGGAGCGCAGTTCTTCGACAACAACGGCCTTATCCTGTCGGGCGGTAAGATTTGGACGTATACCGCTGGCACCACGACCCCGCAGGCGACCTACACGGACTCGTCTGGTGCAACGCCGAACACGAACCCGATCATCCTAAATGCTGCCGGTCGTACCGCGCAGGCGATCTGGTTGACTGAGGGCGTGTCGTACAAGTTCGTGCTGATGACCTCTGCGAACGTCGTGATTGGCACGTATGACGATATTGCCGGTGTCAACGACTTCAGCATTGAGGGCATTAACTGGTCGGACATTATCGGCACGCCGACGACCCTTTCGGGCTACGGCATTACCGACGCATTGTCTGCGGCCACGGCTGCGGCAACGTATGCGCCGAAGGCCAGCCCGACCTTTACGGGCACGGCGCTGATCCCCGACAACGCACCGTCAAACACGAACCATCCTGTTGGGTATCGAGAAGCTCCGCAGAACAGCCAAACCGGCAGCTACACGCTGATTGCGGCTGATGCGGCCAAGTCCGTTGTGATGAACGCGACGAGCGGTACGCTGACGATTCCGGCTAACGCGTCGGTGCCGTTCGCGGTCGGCACGGTCGTAATTATTATCAACGTCAATTCCACGGCGCTGTCGATTGCGATTACCTCAGATACGTTGACGCTCGTAAACAGCACCTCAACCGGCACTCGCACGTTGGCTCAAAACGGCGTAGCGACCTGTATCAAGATCGGCGCGACTTCGTGGCTGATTAGCGGAGCAGGCTTGACCTAATGGGCGGCGCGACTTTAGCAGCGTTTATTAACGGCACGACCGGCGGTGCTGGTGCAGGCGTTTATGACGCGTCTGAACCAGGCACGGGGTCAGTGACGATCCCGGCATCGGCTATTGGCGTGACCATTGAATGCTGGGGCGCGGGTGGTGGCGGTGGTTATGGCTACCTCGGTTTTATTAGTCCGGGCGAACCCGAAGTGTTCCCCGGCGGCGGTGGCGGTAGCGGCGGCTATAGCAAAACCATTTTGGTGTTGACCGGACCAGACTCTGGCAAAACAATTAATTACACTGTAGGCACTGGTGGTGCGGGTGGTACGGCATTTTCGCCGAACGGCAATCCCGGCACGTTTAGCAACGTCTATAGCGGCACGTACACGATTACGACCATGACGTCTAACGCCGGTAACGGCGGCGATTCTGGGTCGTTCGCTAGCCAAGGCACGGGCGGTACAGCTTCGGGCGGTAATACGACTAACACGACCGGAAACGGCGGAGCGCCATTTACTCAAGCCGGAGCGGCAGGCGTTGCGGGTGTTGGGTCGCTGACGGGCGGCGGCGGTGGAAATGGCGGTACATTGACGGATGGCGAGGCCGGATTAAATGGCCGCGTCCGTATGGTCTTTACGTTTTAAGGTGACACATGGCAGTTAGCATCAAAGTCCTGATCCCGGCAAAAATTGCCGAGGCGTCTCAGACGACTCAGTACACGGCAACGAACGTGTCCACCATTATCGATAAGTTCACGGCTACGAACTATGACACCGTAGCCCGGACGCTTTCGGTCAATCTGGTTACGCAGTTCGATAACGCGGGTAATCAAAACCTAATCGTCAAAACCAAGACCCTGCTGCCATCTGAGACGTACACCTTTCCTGAGTTGGTCGGGCATATCTTGGCTTCGGGCGGGTATATCTCAACGCTGGCCTCGGCAGCTTCGGCGATTAACATTCGGGCGTCAGGACGAGAGGTGTCGTGACCGGATTAGTGGACAATCGGGAACTGGCTTTGCGAGTCGGCTACGAGGCGACGGAATGGTCCGCGCCTATGGCTTTTGACGACTATGCTAAGGCCGTTGCCGATTGGGACATTAAAGCCATTGTCCGAGATGACAAATGTATTGGTGCAGCGTATTTTAACGGCGACGAATTGCATGTTTCGGTTTTGCCGGAATGGCGTCGAAAGTGGGCAACTCGAGGGTTGCTTAAGGCGCTGTTTGCCAAAGATCGTGTTACGACTCGGGTTACGCCCGGTCACGAATACATGAACGGTATTTTGGAACGACTTGGATTCACAAACGATAACGGAATGTACGTGAGAGGCCACTAAAAATGGGCATCGAAACAGCAATTATTGGTAGCGCACTTGTTGGTGGCGCAGTCGCGTCTCGAGGCGCGAAAAAGGCGGCACAGGCGCAAACTCAAGCCGCCGAATCTGCGGCAGCATCGCAAGAGCGTATGCTTGAACGGCAACTTGCCGAAACAGCGCCGTTTCGTGAACTGTCGCTTCAACAGCTTAATCGCCTTGCGGCTCTTTATGGCCCCGGCGGCGAGTTTACCCGTGAGTTTACGGCTGAAGACATGATGCGCGATCCGGGTTATGCGTTCCGTCTTGCAGAGGGCGAGAAGGCGCTGTCCCGTATGCAGGCTGCTCGTGGTCAGTATTTGGGTGGCGGCGCAATTCGCGCAGGCACTCGATTCGGTCAAGAGTTGGCTAGTCAAGAATTTGGCGCTGCGGCAACCCGCGAGGCGAACCGTCGTGCTGCGGTCAGCAACGCGCTGCTGGGGATCGGTGGCTACGGCCCTGCCATCGCCGGTCAAAATGTTGGCGCGATGGGCGCTGCTGGCGGCAACATTGCTAACATTCAGTTGGGCGCAGGTCAGGCTCGTGCGTCTGGTTATCTTGGTCAGTCTAATGCGCTGGCTCAAGCGTTGGGGCAGGCAGCCATGGGATATGGCTTGTCTCGGGGCGGTTACTTTGGTCCTACCAGTGTAACTCCGGGCGGTGGCGCCAATCTTCAAACGATGAATTACATGGGTCCGCAGTACGGCGGATACGGGTGAGTTATGCCAGTTATCGGAGCAACCCAACTTGAGCCGATCAACATTCTTGGAAGTTATGTCCAAGGGATGGAAATAGGCCGCGCTAATCGTCTTGCTCGACAGCAAGAAGCTTCTGCTATGGCGCAAGCGCAACGCGAAGCGCAAATGCGTAATTATCTGGCAACCGCAGATTTGTCATCGCCAGAGGCGCAAAATCAATTGCTGAAATTTGGCGAACCGGGCGCAAAAGTGGCGCAAAGTCTAGCAACGATTGGCGCACAGCGTGCGTCAGAAGCGGAATCATTGTTAAAACTTGATACTGCCAAACGCACAGAACAACGCAACAAAATTAACGAAGTTTTGCAGTTGGTAACGGCTGCAAACGAAAAAACGTATCCGCAAATTTACCAGCAAGCTGTGCAGCGGTATGGTCAAGAAGAACTGGATAAACTTGGCATCACTAATCAGTACAATCCTGAAGTTCTTGGCAGCCTTGGTCAATCGTTAATTAGCGCGTCGGATCGCGTTAACCAGCAACTTCGCGCTCGTGAAATCCGTGCAAGCGAAGGCCGATTGGCTGTTGACCAAACTCGAGCCGAACTTGATGCCCGTCGGTTGGCATTGGAAGAACGAAAGGCCGAACCCGGTTATCAAGAAATTAAGATCGATACAAAAGAGCGTGGAAAGCGCGAGGCTGCATTTCCGAAAGCAAACGCTGCTTTCAATTCGGCAACTCGTGATATTACGTCGCTTGTTGGCGACCTTGAAAAACTGCGCAACCATCCTGGTTTGGCTGCAATTACTGGCGGTGTTCAGGGTCGTTTACCCAGCGTTTCTAAAGACGCCACAGCAGCACAGGCTTTGCTTGACAAGATTCTTGCCAAAGGCCAGTTCCGTTCGTTACAGCAATTACGCGATAACTCGCCGACAGGCGGTGCGGTAGGTAACGTGTCCGATGCTGAAGGCAAGGCGTTGCGCGACAGTTTCGGCGCTTTGAGTCAAACTCAGCAAGACGAAGATTTCCGCGATCAAATTGACGCGGTAATTAGCGATTTGAAGTTTTCTGAAAAGAACATTCGTGATGCGTTTGATGAGACGTATTCATATCGGTCTGGCGGTGCAGGCAAACAAACTCGCACGACATCAAGTGGAACCTCTTATCAAGTCGTTGAGGACTAACCGTGCCAACGTATCTGATCGAAGGCAAACGGGTAAAAGCCGATAAGCCTCTTACTGAGGCCGAAATTGACGAAATTGCCCAATCATTTGCCGCGCCTCCGACTCGTGGCGGACCAACCTCGCGTAAAGCGACGGGAACGGTAACTCCGCCTGCGTCAGAAATTCCGGTGCGCCGTGGGCCGTCTTTGGCTGATGTTGGCGACCGTGCGACGGGATTCCGTGCGCAAGTTGAGGCTACCGGGATGACCCCCGAACAGCGCGTGGAAGCCGTGCGATCCGGTGCGGCGCTTGCGGGTGGTTTGGCGCTTGGCCCGATTGCTGGCGGTATTGTTCGCGGAGCGGCTGTGGCAGCCCCGGCGATTGCTCGTTTCGCGCAACCTCTTGCAACGGCATTAGAATCCGGCGGATTCCGTACAGGACTTGGCCGTGAAGTTCCAGCGGCTGCACGAGTTGCATTACGAACTGGCGCAGGCGCGGTGACGGGCGGTGGCGCGGCTGCGCTTGTATCGCCTGAAGACGCCGCGACAGGCGCAGTAGTAGGCGGCGCTTTGCCGACCCTTTTGCCTCCTGTGGCACGTATTGTTGCCAAAGGCGGTGGTGCAGTTGTTGATGCGCTGGCCGGTCGAACGGCAGATGCTCGTGCGAACGAATTGATCCGCACGGCTGCAAATAACGAGATTAACGCTTTGCGCCAAGCTATGGCGGCGAACCCGGACGTTCCGGCAAGTCGTGCTGCGGCAGACCTTGATCTGCCTGTGTTGCAGGCGCTTTTGCAGCGGGCTGAACAGCGCGATCCGCGACAAGTTGTCAATGCATTCCGCGCCCGTGAGTCGCAAGACGTTCTTAACGAACTGACCCGGCTTGCGGGTGGGCCGACCGCCGAGACAGCGCGTGCAGCCCGTGAAGGCGCTCGTGCGTCGTTGGCTGGTGTGACCGGGCCGATGCGTGAAGAGGCTTTGGCCGCTGCTCGTCGTACTGGCGAAGTCGTGCCGAAACTGGAGACGATTGCAACCGAAGCGCGTAAAGACGTTTCTGAGGCAGTGGATCGCGTTCGCCGATTTACGGGTGCAATTGATAGCGCCGATGAATGGGCAAAAACATGGGTGGCAAGTGGTGGCGCTCGTGCTGCTGCGCCTCGTCCTCCTGCGCGGTTCACTTTTCCTGGTGAACTCGCCGTCACAGCAGAGCGTCGAGCGGGAGAGGCCGCCGAAGAGTCGCTGCGTGCGGGCGGTCGTGCCCGTGCGGCAGAATCCACTTTAGAAAGTATGCGTGCCCGTGGCATTGAGCCACTGCGTTCTGAGCAGTTAACGACCCGCCTTTCGGGTTTGATGCGTAATCCAGAGATTGCGACGAACCGAGAAGCCTCTGCGGCTATTCCCCGAGTCGTTGACATGATTAACGATTGGACGAACCAGAATGGCATTGTGACGCCAGAAGCGTTGTATGCCATCCGTAAGAACGCAGTTGCCGGTGTGATCCGCGAGTTGAATCCAACGATGGACGCCAAAGCGCAAGAGCGTTTTGCTGCCAAGGTTTTGACGCAGATTAAGCCGATGATTGACACCGCCATTGAGAGGGCTGGCGGCAAGGGTTTCAGCGACTATTTGCGCTCAGTGGAGAGCGGAATGTCGTCAATCAAAGGCATGGAGTTGGCGGATCAGATTCGCAAACTGTATGCACAAGGCACCCCGGCGTCTAAGCAACAGATTATTGACTTGGTGCGCGGCGAGTCACCGGAAGCGATTGAAGAACTGTTTGGCTCGGGTCGGTATCAAATCAGCAAGGAAATGGCAAAAGACATGCCGTTGCTGCGCCGCATTTCCGACACACTTGATCTGGACCTCAAGGCCGTTAAACAAGCAGCGGCAGGTCGAGCGGCGCTTACTGAGGCTGAAAAGAAAAGTAGCGCACGTATTCGATTCCCATTCTTTACTCGCGCTTCTACGGCAGTAAACGAAGTCGTAGCGGGCCTTGAGCAAAAAATGAAAGCGGAAACGCTGGATGTTTTAATCCGGGCTGCACAGTCTGGCCGTGAGTTTAATCGCGTGCTTGACCAAATACCGGCAAAAGAACGTAGCGCGTTTTTGGCACAGTTTAAAAATGCTGGGTCGTGGAATAAGTTTAGCGGCCAAGTCGCGCAAGCCGCGCAGGCTCAGGTCGTCGCAGAACCGTCTAACCGTAACGCATTGAGGCCATAACATGCTAAAAGGCGCACTAAAATCTAAGACCGTGTGGTTCAACGTGCTGATGGCCGTTTTAGGCGGCCTCGAACTCGTTGGAGCGCATCTGACGACCCTATTTGGAACCCAAGTGGCGGCGATCATTTTGCTGTCCGGCGGCCTTGCTAACCTTGCCCTGCGTGCTGTCACCACACAGGCTCTATCGGAGAAGTGACGTGGATGAGATGCAAGTTCTGTTCAATGTCATCATTGGTGTTGCCGGTTTATTCGGCGGCTGGATATTGAACAACATTAGTCGTGCGATTGAACGTCTGGACAAAGACGTGCGCGAGATGCCGAAAGTCTATGTAACGAAGGCCGATTACAAAGACGACATCCAATACATCAAGACGCAACTTGACCGGATTTTTGACCTGATCGGCGAACTCAATCAGAACAAGGCTGACAAATGATCCCTTGGTGGGTGTGGCGTGTAGCGCCATACGCCATAGGCGTAGCGGTTGTGGTCATTGCGGCAATAGGTGCGCTGCATAACGCCAAAGAGGAAGGACGCAATGAACTTCGGCCAGAAATTGAAAGATTGGAAGCAGTTTTGGCTGCCGAAAGAACTGGACGAGCGCGTGCTGAAGCTGCTGCGAGTTCGTATCGGAGTGAGATGGATGCTATTCGTAGTCGTCCTCCTGTGCGTACTCCTGTTCGGTTGTGCGTCAACCCCGCGCCAGTGCCCAGCCCCCGCGACTCCGCCCCCGGAACTAATGGTTCCTCCTCCACCACCGGGAGCAACACAGGACCGTCTGGACCAAATACTCAAGCAGGGCCGGACATCGGCCCCGACCTCTACGCCCTAGCACAATCATGCGATGCGGAGATTGCCAAACTCCGCGCTTTACAGGGGTGGGTCCGTGACGTTCGATGAAGCGTTTAACCTATTGCTGCTGCACGAAGGCGGCTTTAGCGATCACGCTGCTGATCCTGGCGGCAAGACGAAGTACGGCATCACTGAGGCCGTAGCCCGAGAAGAGGGCTATCGCGGTGAGATGAAGGATTTGCCGCTGACTACCGCACATCGCATTTACCGTATGCGGTATTGGGATGCCATGCGGCTCGATCAGTGCCCGCCCGAAGTACGGTTTGATTTATTTGACGCAGCGGTGAATTCTGGTGTGCGACAAGCCACACGTTGGGCGCAGCGTATCCTCTCACTCAAAGACGACGGAATCTTAGGCGCACTCACCGTACAGGCGCTTAACACCTGTAACCGTCAAAAATTTCTTGCTAAATTCAATGGTCAGCGCCTATTCTTCATGACAAGTCTACCCGGCTGGGCATCTTTTAGCCGTGGATGGGCGAGGCGAATCGCAGAGAACTTAATGCGATAAGGGGGTAGGAATGCGCTCTGACGGCATCCCAGCAAGTTTTCAGCTTGCGGGGCACACGATCAAAGTCAGGGTAGTTCCGCCGTCAAAGTGGCGACATGGCAAAGACTGCATCGGCATCTGGCTGCCAGAACATTACCGCATCGACATCTTGAGTACCGTCAAAGGCTCTCATCGGCAACAAACTTTCTGCCATGAGGCTATCCATGCCATTTTGGACGTTGCTGGACACGAGGACTTGTCTCGTCAAGAGGCGCTCGTGGATCGGCTCGGCCACCTCCTACAGCAGATGTTAACGACAATGGAGTAGGGGTTGTGCCAGCTAAAAAAGCAACGGACGAAGAGATACTAGACGCGTTAAAGAAAGCCAACGGGATACGGGCAGTCGCCGCAAGGGCGCTGAAGATCAACGTCCGAACGTTGCAATTTAGGCTTGATAACTTCAAAGCACGCGGCGTTGCAATCCCTGAATCGTCTTACGACGGGTATCCTACCCAAGAAGTCTACAAAGACTTTGAGTTCACGCCGATCCCTGACGATGACGTACCCATCGAGGAACTCATCGCCCAGCGTAAGCGCAAGTTCAGCCATAAGCGCGAACACGAAGAGGCCAGCAAACTTATAACGGTTCGCGTTAAATTAAACGGACCTATCGGTATCCTGCACTTTGGCGACCCGCACGTAGACGACGACGGGTGCGACATTGAGGCCATTGAGCGTCACACGGCCCTTGTGAACAAGACCAAGGGCATGTTCGCAGCAAATGTTGGAGACACGACCAACAACTGGTGCGGACGACTCGCACGGCTTTACGCCGACCAGGCAACCTCCGCCTCGCAGGCGTGGCGTCTTGCTGAATGGTTCGTCAATCGCTGCACATGGCTTTACATGATCGGCGGCAACCACGACCTGTGGTCAGGCTCAGGCGACCCGCTCAAGTGGATAGCGCGTCAGCAGAATGCGCTCTACAAGGCGTCTGAGGCGCGTATTGCGTTACGGTTCCCGAACGGGCGTGAAGTGCGCGTCAATGCGCGACACGATCACTCAGGCTCGTCGATATGGAACCCGGCGCACGGCCCGATGAAGGCTGCGATCATGGGTACCCGCGACCACGTTTACATCGCGGGTCACAAGCACGAGTCGGCGTACAGCGTCCTCAAAGACCCCATCAGCGGCATTGCCATGCACGCGGTCAAGGTGAGCAGCTACAAGATTTACGACCGCTACGCCAAGGAGCGAGGGTTCCGAGACAACACCCTCTCGCCGTGTTGTGTGACGACGATTAACCCGCTACTCCCTGAAACTCATCCAGACTTGGTGAAGGTGTGGTGGGAGCCGGAGGAAGGCGCGGACTATCTAAACCACCTGCGGAGCAAGCTTGCCTAAAGAGTTCGCGTTCGCGCTTGGCGCGTAGGGCGCAGTACCGCTGGTGCAGTCGGTTTACGATGGTCCAGCGGCGCTTGCCGTCGATCTCTTCGTTGAGAGCGGTTAGAACTTCGTCCTCGGTAAAGGACGAGATGGTTTCGTTCAGTTGTTTCCAGTTCATGCCTAAACTGTAAAACTTTATTTGGTACGTTGCAAGTAAAGCGTTTGCAGGGCGACGACGGTTTCCTCAGCGTCCCGGCCCTCATACCACTCGCCCTTTGGCTCAAATATCGCCTGAAACCGCTTCTGGCCCTCTGAGAGCCGTCCTTGCTTCGACTTGACCTCTACCCAGCAGGTATAGGCTAAACCGTCCATTAGAGGCTTTACGGCCAATATATCGGGTATGTCGTGTCCGACCGACCCGAAGTCGATGACCTCGAACCCTGCTTTGCGCAGGGCTGAGACGATCTCGGTATGGTTCAAATCACGACGTTTGGCGTAGCGCATTACTTCCGTTGGCGGATCAACCTTTCAGCGTCTGCGCTGAATTCAAACCCGTCTACCGGGTAAGAATACATCGTGCCGTCGTTCCACAACACAAACATCTGGCCGTTGACGTAAGCGTAGCAACCGAAAATGCCGATCTCACCGCCGTTGCCCGTGGTGTAAACGAGATGCTGGCCGTCTTTGCACTCGCTTTTAATCAGCGTAAAGACGATCTGCCCTTGGTCTTTATTGCGCATCGTCCCGAGAATCGTCACTTCTTGGGCTGTTGCTACTGTCGTCAACGCCGCCACAGCGGCAATCCATAGACTTTTCATCACTCGCCTCCCATTCTTGATTTCAGTCGTTGAACACCTTTCTCGCCAAAGACTTCTCGTATATACGCTTGCAGGGTCGGGTCGCCCACTATGTCACCCGGTGGCACAGTGCGAACTAACTCTGCGGTCTTGTCTCGCAGCCACTCGCGCTTGTCGTCATCGAACGGGTTGGTATCGACGGAATACCGCGCCCACAGGGACGCAGCGAGTTTGAGTTTGCCGAGCGGCGTGATAACGACTTCTTCCCAAGTCTTGGATGATCGGGATACGTCAGCCTCAAGACGGGCTTGCTCAAGGGCGACTTGTTTGTCTGTTTTAACCGGCTTCTCGCCAGGTTGAGGCAGGGCTTTCTTAAGGTCGAACAGCCCTTGCCACTGATTGCTGATGCTTTGGTCTACGACTTCAGCCTGATCTTTACCGTATCGAGCCAGCTTCAACTTCATCGCGTTTTCGCTTGCAGGCTTGATCGGTTTCTTGATGGCAGTTCGATAGGCTTTCCACCTCTCCCATGCCTCTACGTCTAGGTCTTGCATCTCTTACCCCCGATGACTGATGGTGATTCCGCACGGTACAGACGGAATACGCCTGTAGTGATTCGTGCGGAGATTGATGACTGACGGAGCCATCCGCTGTCGGCGACTTTTGACGCTTTCGCGTTGCCATTCACGCTTCCCGACTACACGCCGCGTGCCCACAGGCTGGCTGCCCCGGTGTGGGTTTAAGCCGTAATCTGCGCGTAGTTTCCCCGTCCAGATTAGGCCGAGCGTGTAAGGTAGGTTGACAAGCCCAGAACGGGCGGTCACTATTCTGACACGCGAATCTAGTAACTTCAGCGTATGGCAACAAGATTGCCACGTCAACCCCCTGTCTCCCCCGGCAGGGGGTTTGTCGTTTCTAGGGACATAATTATTTGTCCAAATACTTCCGGTATTTGCGGGACGACGGCATTTCCGAGGGCTTTAAGTCGGTCCAGCCTAACGGGAACCCCATCAGCCACTCGACCCACATTGGGTTCAACTTCCCACCATGAATTCCGTTGAGGGACTTCGATTGCTGAGAATCGCCCCGTAAACGATATTTGTGTGGCGATGCGTCTGGCGTCGGCCAAAGCCGCGCTGCATCCGTCAATGTCGCCAAACTCAAATTTTTCGGATCGCGCCATTTCTGCGCCCTGGTCGTAATTCGTGCGCTGGATGCGCTGTCCTTCGCGGTCGGAGTAGGCCACATTGCTGGTATCACTCCCTGCGCCTCGAAGGGTGACTTGCCGATCATCGCCGTGGCTTCGGCTTCGGTCATCTCGCCCGCCAACACTTTCGCCCGTAGGATGCGCACATTGCCTTCCATCGGACGCCACACTGCCGTTGGGGTAGGCCACGATCCAGATTCGGTCCCTGCGGTGGGGAGCGCCAACGGCGGAAGCGGGTATACAGTGCCATTCCGCGTCATACCCGATCTGAGCGAGGCTGCCGAGAACTTGGTCCAATCCTTTAGATCGAAGGGCTGCGACGTTTTCGATAATCGCGTAACGCGGTTTAAGTTCGGCGATGAGCCGGTGGAATTCGAACCATAGCCCGCTCCGCGCTCCTGCGAGTCCTGCGCCTTTTCCGGCAGTGCTGATGTCTTGGCATGGGAAGCCACCACAGATGACATCAACTGCAACTCCGTCTCGAGCCAATCGATCTGCTGTGAGTGTTTTAACGTCGTCATAAATCGGCACTCCCGGCCAATGTTTTTTTAATACGTTCTGACAAAAGGGTTCCGTCTCACAGAACGCCACGGTTTGCATTCCAGCGCGTTCTAGCCCGATGGC